GCTCCCGCAGTTATAACTTTTAAACTTCTTTTCATATTAAATAAATAAAAAAAGAGCTGGCTGAAAACAACCAGCCCTTTTTAATTAATAAACCAAATTACTATGCTTCCAATGATTTTTGGAAAGTTGAAGCTTGAACAGCCGCAGCATCAACTAAACTTGTTATTACCATTCTTGGAACTCCAGTTGCTGAGTTAGTGAACGGGTCAAATAGTATGTCTAGGCCACCAAATTGTGCTACATGCACCTTAGAGAAATCTCCAAATAAAACAGCATCTTTAGCAGCTGTACCACCAGAGTTCAAATTAGATGTTATGAATGAGAAATATCCATTTAA